TTCACCCTTCCAGCAACGACCGGCAGGCCCTTTAGCGTGGGCGCATCGGCGCGGTTTTTCCGGGTGGTTTACACCAATGGCGCAACAGCACAAACAGCTTTCAGGTTGCAAACCAAGCTGTATAAAGCTTACGGTAAAGGCGCATCCGTCAGGCCGCAAGACGCACGCAGCAATGAGAATGATTTCGAGGAAAACCTAGCCTTTGGCATGGGTTACAACGGCGTAAGTTGGGATAGGCTGCGTAGCACCGTAGCAAACGGTTTGGCAGTGGATGTCACCCGCATTGCCGACCAACGCGCATCACCGCTACACATTACAGCAACGGCATTGGTCAATGTTGGCGCAACCGCAACGCTACCAGCACCAGCGGCGGGCTTGTTTCATTACATAACCTCTATCCAGCTTGTGAAGCTGTATGCCGCGCTGGGTGTTGCATCGGCTGCGGGTGTTGTCATTACATCGACAAACTTGCCGGGCGGCTTTGCATGGACAACCGAGCAACAGGGCAGCGCAGCAGGTGCAGCGCCACAAGTTATTGATTACCAGCCGACAACGCCGCTTAAATCATCGGCAGCAGCAGTAGCGACTACGTTAGTAGCACCGGCTCAATTGCAAACCATCTGGCGCTGGAACGTCAGCTATTTCACGGCAGCATAAACCGTGCTGCTAACGCTCTTCCAGAACAACCTGCAAACCGCAGGCGTTGTAGAGCCACCAGTAGAGCCAACACCAGCAGGCGGCGGCTTCGGCTTTGAAATGAGCGGCGGCGGTGTTCGCACCGTGTCATTCAAGCCACTGATGCAGCGCATCCGTGAAGCACGCGCAGGCCGCTTGGCAAGGCTCAAACCAAAGCGCAAGGTTGCACAGCGCAAGGCAGCAGCAATAGAGATCAAAGCCGCTGAGTTAGCAGTTGCAGGCGGCAATGAATCGGCGTTTATGGCGCTGATGCGGCAATGGCTGGCACAGACGCCAATGCTTATGAATGCGCCGGATAGTGAAGCCGAGCAGCTATTTCTTGCGCAGGTAGGGCTACGGCTCAGACAAATCGAGCAAGCAGAACAAGACGACGAAGAGGCAGTTTTAGCACTGCTTTTGGCATAACCGACAACATTAAAAGGCAGAACCTTATGGCAGAACTACTCGCATCAAGCACCGCACAAACCGATTCAGCCGATTTCACATTGGCATCAGGTCAAACGGCTACGCTGTACTTGAAAGACGCCGCTGGTGAGAGTGTTGATGCTCACGCAAACGTGGCTATTCAGATCAAATCAGGGCTTGAGTATTTCACTATCGGCTCACTTAACGGCGCTCGCCCTTGCATGGTGCTTGATGCTGTAGGAACTTTCCGTGTGCGCAAATTCGGTGCGCCGGTTGCCTTTGGCGTGGACCGCGACTGATGTTTCGTTTACCGCTTCGCCCGCCGTTGCGGGAGCCTTTGCGCGATGCTTTTTTGCGTGCAGGCAATATCAGCCAAGCTATCCGGGCTTTGTTCGCCACAGGTCAGCAGGGCGCGTGGTACGACCCCAGCGACTTCAGCACGCTATTTCAAGACAGCGCGGGGGTAACACCCGTCACAGCGGTAGAGCAGCCTGTGGGCTTGATGCGCGATAAATCAGGGCGTAACAACCACGCCAGCCAAATCACAGCAGCGAGCAGGCCAGTGGTGTCGGCGCGGGTAAATTTACTGGTGAAGAGCGAGCAGTTTGATGACGCTGCGTGGGTTAAACAAAGCGGCACGGTTGTCACAGTAAATACAACAATCGCGCCCGACGGAACACTGACTGCTGATAACGTGGCGCAAACGGGGAATGCGATTTTTCAAATTGTGCTTTTTACCGCTACAGCCGGTTTGTTTGTCACATCGTCCGTCTACTTAAGAGCAAACTCAGCCACTACAGTTACAGCAAATTACAACGGTAATCTTGCTGCTCCAAATAACACCCTAGGGACTACGACTTTTAACGTCACAACGGCTTGGCAAAGGTTTACACACTCCAAAGCCGTTGGAGCCACCGACAACGGCTTATATTTGTTATTAAATGGAACGTCCGGACAGGATTTTCAAATCTGGGGCGCACAGTTTGAGCCGGGTGCTGTTGCAGCCACACGTTACCAGCGCGTCAACACAGCCAGCGATTACGACACCGCAGGCTCTCCGATGTACGACCGGCTTGATGGCGTAGACGACAGCATGAGTTCCGCAACAGGCGGCGGCGGTACGGCGGGATTTTTCTTTTGCCAGGCTGTCAAGCCAACAGGCGGCGCGGGATTGGTTCGCACGCTTTGGAGCGATACAGGCGCAAACAGCGGTTACCGTGTGCAACTTGACACCTTAAATCAGCTTTCATTTAGCGCAGGCAATGGCGTCGCGTTTACCACTATTGCAGCAGCTACAGCAACAGCAGTAGGTACAACGCATTTATTGACTGTTTGGGATGACGGCACGAACTTGAATGCACAGCTTGGCAGCGGCGCAGTGGCAACAATTGCGCGGCCTGTAGTGACAGCAGGCACAGCCGGGTTCACTATTGGTAAAGACAACGGCGCAGCAACCGGGTTTTTTACCGGCAATATGTACCCCGAGGTTTACCGCCAAACGTCATTGACAGCAGCAGAGCGCGCTCAAGCACAAGCCTACGTTCGATCAAAGGCGGGCTTGTGATTATCAGCACCAACCTGATCCCCAAGGGCTTTGACGCTTTTAGCTGCTGGCCCTTTATCTTCGTCCGGCCCGAGTCCCGCAACGACGAAGCTTTGATTCGTCATGAGCTTGTGCATTACGACGACCAAGCATGGATCACGCCGTTTTGGCTGCTGCGTTATTGGCTGTCCAAGTCATTTCGTTGGGCGCAAGAAGTCAAAGCCTACCGCGTACAAATAGAGGTGGGCGGCATATCGCTTGAAGATGCGGTGTGGCTGCTTTGCACCTACAAAACCGGGCATACGGTCGAACAAGCGCGGAGGGCTTTATCGTGACCTACGAACACGCAACCATCGTCATTACAGCAACCGTAGCATCAGCTTTACGCAGGCTGGCGCAAGTGCTAGACCGCAGCGAGACAGACGGAATGTTCACCACCGCCCTGAGTGCAACCGGCAACACGCCTGCAACGCACTTTGTCAGCAGCGGCCAGGTTCCTGATGTATTTGCAGCGGCTATCCGCTCACCGTCAATTCTCAACACCAAGGCACAAGCGGCTTTCTTGAAAGAAGGCGTGACTTACCCGTTCTCGCTCGCGCAAGTCACAGCCGCATTGTCAGGCTGCAGCATCAGCGACGGCACGCGAACGGTTGTGATTGACGGTGTATCGACAGTCGTACCAGAAGGCCCACACGCATTCATTGCGCGGCTGGGCTTGCAGATGATTAAAGGCACGCCATGACCGACAACGACACAGCCAACCAAGGCCGAGAAGCCGCTGACGTGCTGGAAAACCCAGCCTTCAAAGCAGGCATTCAAGCGATGCGCAACGAAGTTATCCAGCAATGGAAGTCATGCCCGATTCGTGACGCTGAAGGCCAATTGCTACTGCTGCAACTTGCCAAGCTCACCGACAAGTTTGAAAGCATGTTGGCGGGCTATGTACAGGGCGGCAAGCTGGCGCAGGAAAAGATCAATATCAATGCTTTGCGAAATGAGTCTGCCACTCGCAAGATGATGCGGCGGGTTTTGTAATGGCTGGGTTGATGGACTTTCTGCAAAGCGCGTCCAACAGCGCCGCAAGCAATGTTTCAGCGCCGGTCGATGGCTTGGCTTGGCTGCTGCGCAAAGCAGGCGTGCCGATGCCTCAAAACCCGCTGTTAGGCAGCGATTGGATGGCTGAAAAAGGTTTAACCAAGCCGGTGGTGCAATCCGGCGCTAGTCTGATGGGCGAGACGGCGGGCATGTTGGCCCCGTTTCTGGCTGCTGCAAAAGCACCGCAGATTGCCAAAGGGTTGCTGCAAGGCGCTGATAACTTGGCTGCACCTAGGGCGATGAACCCACAAACCGGCGCGGTTGTGTGGCACGGCTCACCGCATAAGTTCGATAAGTTTGATAGCAGCAAGATAGGCACTGGCGAGGGCAATCAATCCTATGGGAACGGGCTTTATTTGGCTGATTCGCCTGACGTGGCAAAAGGCTACGCGGATAACGTGAAAGACATGGGAGCCGTTAAGAAAATTAACGCGGAACTTTCACAAGTAGCTGACATTATGGGAAAAGACGCAATTCCCGGCGCTTGGAGAAAGTATCGAACTGACGCAGGGGCTAAGGCGGCGCAGCGATACGATGAATTAATGGCTGCGCGAAGCGGGGTATCAAACGCGCCTGGCACCATGTACAAAGTAGACCTACCCGACGAACACATCGCAAAAATGCTGGATTGGGACAAACCACTCAGTGCGCAGTCTGCTGGGGTGCAAGAGGCTATTAGAAAAATCAGACCAGGGATTGACAACTTTAGCTCGCCTGTGAACGGGAAATTGCAGAAGGCTATGGATCAATCGGGCGAAGATTTTGTCGAATGGATGGGGCGCGGCCATGACTACAGACTTCGAGAAAACGGCATCCCCGGCATTCGCTACCTAGACGGTGGCTCACGCACCACAGGCGGCACAAGCAATTACGTAGTTTTTCCTGGCAACGAAGGCTTGCTATCCATCATGGAGCGAAACGGACAGGCCCTTAAATAACAGTTTCCGGGTAATCACCTACCCATTCGGCCTCCGCAGTGATGCGTGCCACAACTGCCCCGGTGGCTTGGGCGGCAGTTCTGATTGAAAGTAGAACACCATGGAAAACGGACAAGCTGGCGACAGCCCCGAATCCCTTGATGACTTGGCAGGTTTTCTGGTCGATAACCCTGAGGCCGACGAAACAGAAGATTTGCCGCCCGCTGAAGAACCCGATGATTCGGACACCTCTGATAGCGATGACACAGAGGATGCACCGGCTGATGATGAGGATGATGAATCTGATTCTGACGACGCCGAGCCGATAAGCACCCTCAAAACGAAAGTAACCGTCAAAGGCGATGATGGGAGTGAGTCAACAGTAGAGGTTGACCAGAAGGAGCTGATTGCAGGCTACCAACGTCATAGCGATTACACGCGCAAGACGATGGAGTTGTCTAAGCGCGAATCAGAGGCTTTTGAGGTGGTCACCGCTGAAATTGAAAAAGGCCGTGGCTACTTCATGGAGCAGGCGCAATTAGCACACGCAGCAGTACGGCAGTTGGCGGGTTTACGTTCGCAGCAGGAGATGGCGCAACTAGCGCAAACAGACCCTGCGATGTACGTACAGGAAAGAGCGCGGGCCGAGTCTATACAGGGTGTGCTTGCACAGCTTGAACAAGGCGTCAATCAAGAGCGTTACCAAACCCAACAGCAGCAGGAAAAAGCGCAGCAACAGCGGTATCAGGCGACATGGGCCGAGCTTGGAAAAGACGGCATCGACAAGCCTAAGTTGGCCGGAATCTTCAAAACAATAACAGCCAAATACGGCCTGAAAGCAGAACGTCTTAACGGCGTTGATGACCCGGTTGTTGTCCGCATCATGCGCGACGCAGCCGCTTACAACGACTTGAAAGACAAGAAAGCCTCAGTGACCAAGAAAGTGCAGGACGCGCCAAAACTACCAGCGCCGCGTCAGGCACCGCAGAAAAACGAACAGCGCAACAAGGTACTAAACAGCCGCTTTACTTCAGGTAAGGCCAAGCTGGGCGACCTTGCAAGCTGGATAGCTCAAAACTAATGCATCGCTGAGAAGCGACCAGAAAGAACGACCATGCCAATTCCAGTCAATACATACACCCGCGTCACAGCATCTACGAATGTGCGCGAGGACCTGATCGACAAGATCACACTTACCAACCCCGACGAGACGCCGATTATTTCGGCATCCGGCAAAGAAACAGCGGAGAACACGTTCCGTGAATGGCAGCGCGATAACTTGCGCGCAGCTAACGCGAACAACGCCGCGCTCGACGGTGACGACGCTACAGCTACCGCAAAGGTTCCGCCTTCGCGTGTTGCCAATACCTGCCAGATTTTCCAAGACACGATCCAGGTTTCGGGCCGTGCCGAGAAGGTCAAAAAAGCCGGTATGAAGAGCGCGATGGCTTACTACAAGGCCAAAAGCTACAAGGAACTGCAGCGCGATATGGAAGCTGCTGTTGTCAGCAAGAACCTGTCTGTTGCTGACAACGGCACGGTTGCGGGCAAGTTCGCAGGCTTGGGTCGCTTGATCTATACCAACGCCTTTCACGGTGTCGGTGGCTCGACTCCAGCGCACACATCCGGCGCGGCCAACACAGCACTCGTTGCTGGTACAAACCGGGCGTTTACTGAGTCATTGCTCAAAACAGCCGTTCAACAGACCTTTGTCAACTCCGGCAAAGCACCTGAGCAGGTGTTTATGTCGCCTGCGCATAAAACGCTGTTCTCGGCCTTTGTCGGTATCGCTGTTAACCGTGTCGATTTGCCCGCAAAGTCGCAAGGACGCATAGTTAGTGGCGCAGACATTTATGTGTCAGATTTTGGCCAACTCGAAATAATTCCACATTATTTGATGGCTGGTAGTGACATGGTTTTGGGTCTGAATACCGAGTACATCGACATGGCTTATTTGCGCGGCTTTATGTCAACACCATTGGCAAAGACAGGCGACAGCGAGCGCGCACAGACGCTGGTTGATGTGACGCTGCAACTCACGTCAGAAGTGGCCCAGTTCAAGATCGACAATTTGGTCCCGTAACGGCTAATCAATGGGCTTGCTGCCGCAGGCCCATTCTTTAGACGCTACGCAATCACAGCCACCGCTAATCCCGGTGGCTTTTTTTATGGGAAATCCACATGGCAGAAGGCTTCACAGAAAACGCAACCGTTGACGAAGGCGTGAACGAAAACGGCATCCGCACACAACTGCACTTTGAAGGCGACGACCTGATCGTGCAAAAGACGTTCGACGCCGCACCGCACCTGGCACACGCTGCGCACGCACGCGAACAAACGCAGGGCTTGAAGTGGGGTGAAGGTCGGTTTGTAGGGCATATCCCGGCCATCTATTACGCGCCGATTGCAGCCATCAAAGACCCCGAACAACGAGCCAAAGCGGTGCGGCTGTTTTTCTCTGAGAACCCGGCTTTCCGCATGTTTGACAAGTACAAACCATGATCGTCAATTACGCCACATTGCAGGCCGCTGTTGCGTCTGCCTTGCACCGCGCTACCGATACCTTGCTGCTGGCGCAAATGCCGCGCTTTATCCAGTTAGCCGAACTCGACATTTTTCGTGAACTCCCTTTACGGCAAATCGAAACATCGGCAAGCGGCACAACATCCGGCGCAACTATTTTCATTCCAGCCGGTACATCGTCGATTGAGCGCTTGTCAGTCGTCACAAATGGCCGCGATTACTCGCTCGACTACACCTCGCCCAACGGTATCGACGCACTAGCCACGGCAAGCCTGCCAACCCGCTACACGGTCGAAAACGGCGTGATCCGGCTGCTGTCCCCTCCTGCAGGCAACTACGCCTTCACGTTGTATTTCGTCCCTGATTTGACGCCTTTGAGTGTCGCCACGCCGACGAACTGGCTGATCTTGAATGCGCCCGATGTTTATTACTACGCCGTCAAATCCCAAGCCGAAAGCTGGAGCCAGGACCCACAAAGCGCAGCCGAAAGCATGGGTTTAAGCGAACGAGCCGTTGCCAGTATTCGCCGCAAAGACGAACGCCGACGCTTCCCCGTATCGGGTGGCCTGCAAATCAAACCAAGAGGATTTCGCTAAATGCCATTAGAAACACCTGTATTTATTAGCGATTTAGTCGCTTCAAACCCGCCCGCTACCGACCAAAAAAGCGAAGGCGCGGCACACTTGCGCAACATCAAAAGCGCCATCAAAACCACATTCCCAAATGTGACCGGCGCTGTCAACCCAACGCAAGCCGAATTCAATCATGTGACCGGGGTCACAAGTTCACTCCAAACACAACTCAACACCAAGTCACCTAGCGTCTCGCCGGTCTTCACGACAGCGGCCACGTTGCCAGCAGCAACAACAATTGGCACGGTCACAGCCGACGAAATATCACGCTTGTCCGGTGTGTCGTCAGCTATTCAAACGCAACTTAACAGCAAGGCCGCTACAGCCTCGCCAACCTTCACCGGCACCGTTACCCTGCCCGCGACCGGATTGGGCGCGACAGAGGCTACTACAAAGGGCTATGTAGACGGCGTGGCCTTTGCCACTACATTACCGGCGCAAGCAGGCAACGCAGGCAGGGTAATTGCGACTGACGGCACAACAGCAACATGGACGCCGCTGAAAACGGTTAACTCCCTGACGTTGGTAGGTGCCGGAAACATCGTTTTGCAAGCAACGCCAATCGTGCGCAAAGCGTTTATCACCAGCAGCACAACCCACACCATTCCTGCAGGCGTTTTGGTGGCCCGTCCTTATGCCGTAGGCGCAGGCTCTGCAGGCGTCACTAGCACCCAATCCGGCGCTGGCGGCGGCATAGCTTACGGCGATATTGCTGTTGTTGCTGGAGACGTGCTGACGATCAACATTGCTGCAGGCGTTGCAACGCTCATCAAAGGCGGCATAACAATGCTCACGGCCAATGCCGCATCAGGCATCGTGGGAGGCACGGCGTCTAAAAATGCTGCCGTGACTAACGGCGGCAATTTCAGCGGCGGGAATGGATTCACAGCCGCAGCTGCTGGTGGCGGCTCTAGTGGATCGCCGTTGGGCGCGGGCGTTGCTGGCAGCGGGTTGGCAGGCGGCAACATCTTTGGCGGCTCTGGCTGGGGTGGCGCTAGCGTTGCAAGCGGTGGCGGCGGTGGTGTGGGCGGTGCGGGGAGTACCGTTAAAGGTGGCAACGGCTTAACCATCCCGAGCATTGAGCCGTTACTGGTGGGGCTTGAAGGGCTTGGTGGTGGCAGTGGTAATCCGGGCCAACTTGGGGCAGGCGGTGGTGCTGGCGGCGGCACTAACGGCGCGAGCGGCGGCGGTTTTGGTGGCGGTGGTGGCAGTGGTGCTGGTGGTGCTGGCACAGTGGGTAACGCAGGCGGTTTTGGTGGTGGTGGTGGTGGCATAGGTGCCACGGACGGCACAGCAGGCGCAGGCGGTTTTGGCGGTGGTGGCGGCTCTGGTAATTCGGGCACGCCTACTGGCGGTGCAGGCGGCGCAGCAGCAGTCCTAATCTTTTATTAAGGCCACTATGAAATACGCACGCTCTGAGAACAATGTTGTTGTCCAAGTCATAGGCAACGACCCGGCACGCCTGTTTATGCCTGAAGTTGTCGCACTATTTCGCTCTTGTCCTGATGCAGTACAGGCGGGCTGGCTGGATAACGGCACAACCTACACCGCACCGCCTGTCAAACCTCCAGCAATTCCGCAAGTGGTCAGTATGAGGCAGGCACGGCTTGCTTTAATGGGCGATCTCAAGTTGTCAACCGTCAACGCGGCCATTGCTGGCATGGCTGGCATTCAAGGTGATGCAGCACGTATCGAGTGGGAATTCAGCAGCGAAGTTACACGCAATCAGCCGCTTGTGCTGTCAATGGGGCAAGTGTTGGGCCTGACCGATACACAGCTTGACGCGCTGTTTGTTACAGCAGCGGCGCTCTAATGCTTAAAACGGTCAAAAGCTGCGGCGCAGGCGTTAACTTCGACCTGTTGCCCAGCGAGTTAGAGCCGGGCCACTGGTCGGACGCGCTGAATATGCGCTTTCGCAATGAATTTGCTGAAAAGTTTAAAGGCATTCAATCAGCCTTTACTACACCGGCTGCGATTCCTTACTGGCTGGCAACTTACGAAACATCGGCAGGCCGCTTTCTGATTGAAGCCGGTTTGTCTGCTGTCTATGCTGATAACGGCGTGACGCAAACCAACATTACCGGCACAGTGCCAACAGGTGCTATTGATGACCGCTGGTCAGGTGGCGTGCTTAACGGCGTGCTGGTTTTAAACAACGGCGTCAACGCTCCCAGCTACTGGAACGGCGATGTTGCGGCTGACCTGATAACCCTGCCCGGTTGGACGGCAGGCTATAAATCAGACGTTATCCGGCCCTTCAAAAACTACCTTATCTGCCTGGGCAATACATGGGGGACTGCCAAACGCTCGCATGGTGTCGCATGGTCCAGCGCAGCAGACCCCGGCGCATTACCGACCACCTTTACCGCATTAGCTACAAACGATGCGGGCGAAGTTGATCTGGCAGAAACCACCGGCCCGATGGTCGATTGCCTGCCCATGGGCGATGTGAACATCATCTACAAGCAAGACGCACGCTACGCAATGCAGCTTGTCGGCGGTAATGACGTGTTTCGCTTTGTACGTTTGCCGGGTAATGACGGTTTATTGGCGCGTGGCTGTGTCGTCAGCACACCAAAAGGCCATGTGTTTCTGACCAACGGCGATGTAAAAATCCACACAGGCGGCGAGGCGACAAGCTTGTGCGAAGGGCGCATCCGCAACTGGCTGTTTTCACTGATGGACAGCGCCAACGGCAAACGAGCGTTTTTGTGCACCAACCCCAAGAAGTCTGAAGTGTGGGTCGTGTTTCCGTCCAGCGGCAAGACCTCTTGCGACACCGTAGCGGCGTGGAATTGGGAATCTGATACTTGGGGTGTGCGTACCGTCGCAAACGTCACCTACGCAGCTACAGGTCAGGTTTCTTTGGCACAGTCTGAAACCTGGGCGTCTGATGGTGACATTTGGAATGTAGACGTATCGGCATGGGCTGAAAACGAATTCAGCCAGAACGAAGCAAGATTGATCTTAAGCACCACCACACCACGAATCGGTTTGGCAGAAACCGGCGCAACTGATTTTGGCGTGGCTTTACCGTGGCGACTTGAAAAGCACGGCATCCACTTTGAAGACCCTGACAGCGTGAAAATATTACGAGCCAGCAGGCCGCAAATTGACGCGGTTGATGGTTTAAAAATCAACATCTCGCATGGCTCGGCCATGACAGCCAACGGTGCAGCGCGTTACAGCCCGTCAGTGGTGTACACGGTGGGTGTGGACAACTTCGCCAACGCCTTTGCACCAGCGGGAAGGCACCTTGCGTTAAAGCTCGAAAGCAGCGATCCGCAACTCGTAAGAATCAGAAGCTACGACATGGATTTAGTGCCGAAAGGGCGGTTTTGAACACTTACCAAACCGGCTCAGTGCCAGATGACGTTAACCAGCTTCCACGCTTTCTGCGCGATGAACTGTTAGCCATCAAGCAAGCCGCACTAAGCGCTGTCCCATTTGTCCGCTTGATTCCGACCACCGTACCGCCCAAAAAGATTCAGGACGGCGATTTGTACGAAGCAAAAGCGCCATGGAATCCCGGCGGTGGTAACGGCTTGTATATACGGCGGGCCGGTCTCTGGGTCCGTCTCGGCTAAACATTAATCGAAAGGCAAACAACATGAATGCACGCAATCCATATCTTCAGAGCATGGCCGATGAGATTGGCCGTCGCTCAAATTCTGCGCTTCAGCAGGGCTTTCAAGGTATTCGCAGCAACAGCGTGATGGGTGGTGGTTTGGGTGGCTCACGGCAAGGCGTAGCAGAGGGCGCGGCTATTTCAGGCGCTGCTGATTCGCTGCAGGGCAACCTTGCAAATATGTACAACACCGACTACCAAGCGGAGGAAGGCCGGGGAGTACAGCGCTACGGCATTGATAGTCAAGCCGCATCTGCCCGGTATTCGGCGGACAAAGCTTTTGAAAGTTCTAAGTACAGTTCGGACAACTCGTTGACAGGTTCAAGGTACGGCGCTGACCAATCGCTGATTGGCTCAAAGTACAGTTCGGACAACTCGCTGATAGGCTCAAAGTACGGCGCGGACACCTCACTCAACATTGCAGGCATTAACGACACCACCAACCGGCGCGGGCAAGACCAAACGTTTGAAATAAATACGGCGCGAAATGGCATTGATACCAAAAACGCCGATACCAATTTACTAAGGGCGACCAACGATTTCCAGTTAGGGACAGACAGAAATACCAACGAAGCGACGGGGCTTAAAAATAACTACGACATAAACTTGAGAAAAGATGTTGTTGACACGACAAACGCCAACACAAATAGGACCGGCGTAGACAACAATTTCAAATTAGGCAGCGACCGACTAATCCAAGACGGGGTGATTCATAAAGACAATCTGGGGCTTGGCAAGGATAAGCTGGCGCTGGACACCACAGACGTTGGCAATAGATACGACATTGCCTTGCGCGATAGTGACTACAAGCTCGACAGGCTGGACGCAGATATTTACCAGGACACATTTAACAACCAAGTGAAGGCTATAGGCGTCGGCAATGATGTGCAGGATCGGATTGACAGAGGCAACGTAAGGGGCGTTGATGCAGCAACAGACATGCAAAACACGCCGATTAACTATTACCAAAAGTTTACCGGCATAGCCAACGATGTTGGGCAAGGAGGCGGCACAGATTCACGCTCTACAAGCTCACAAGGCAACCCCTACGTGAGCGCAGTAGGCGGTGCAAAACTAGGCTACGAGGCGACAAGAAACCTCGGCATTCGTGATTCAGCGCCTGCTACTTACGACGGCAGAGACTACGGCGGCACGCGGAGAGGTCCGTGACCGAGCTAGCCACACGCGAAAAGCTGGCAACGCTTGAAGCGCAACTGCTAAAAGTGCCTCAAGTTGATTGCCCGGTACGTCACTACTTTGCACCGGGTTTGTATGCGCGGGAGATCAATATTCCGGCAGGCACGGTTTTAGTCGGTGCAATCCATAAGACTGAAAACTTGATTGTTGTCAGTAAGGGTCGCTTGCGCATGGTCACAGGTGACGGCACGCAAGAGGTGGCAGCAGGCGATACGTTCACTTGTCGGGCCGGTATGAAAAACGCCGCCATTGCGCTTGAAGACACGCGATGGACTAACTTTTTTGCCAACCCCGACAACATTACCGACACCGATAAATTGGTTGAAGTATTGTCTGAATCGAAAGCCAGCGACTTGCTAGGCGGCTCGACAAATCCACAAATCGTTGCCAACAAGGCAGCAGAAAACATAGAGGCTTAATATGTCATTAGGATTATCTGCAGGCGCTATTTCATTGATAGGTACAGGCGTAGGCGCTGTGGGCGGGCTTATGTCAAGCGGTGGCAAAAACGGCGGCGGCGGCGGACAGCAAGTCAACACAAAAGAGCCGTGGGCCGAAGCTGCGCCTTGGCTTAAACAACAAATCAAAGACGGCATGGCGCTGCAAAAGCGTTACACCGATGACCCGTTTAATGAGCAACAAAAAACGGCGTATCAAAACACGTTTAACGACATCGATAATTACCGTTCAAACATCGCGCCCGGCATCATGAATTTTGCAAACAAAGCCATGACCGGCCCCGGCTATCAGCGTCAGGCCCGTGAGAAACCCGGCCAAGCAGGTTATGGGCCACGCCAAGCGATGCCTGAACAACAGCAACAGCAGCCAGCCGGTTTGCTTGATAACGCGCAAAGCGGGCCGTTTAGCGTTGGTGGGCCGGGCTTGATGAATGAAGGCTCACGTTATGCGCCGATTGACTTTGGCGCACAAAAACCCGCAGCCGTACCCGCACCAGTAGTCCAGCCGCAAGAAACCGAAGACGACCGGCTATTGCGTGAAATGGAGCGCTTTCGCTCATCCTTCCAGCAACCCGGCGATTACCGCTAATGCAAACCAAACAGAAAGCAGGTGCTTAGATGGCCGGTTTACTTGATTTTCTTGACACTGACGAAGGCCGCTTAGGTCTTGGCCTGCTTATGGCGGGCGGTCAGCGCAGTGATGGTGCGGGCTTTGGTCAGCGTATCAGCGAAGGTATGCAGTATGCCAAGTCGCAAAAGGACGGTGACACCAAGCGCAAGTTTGAAGCCATGAAAATGCAGGAAGCCCAACAGCAAATGGATGACCGCAAAGCGCAGACGGCAGAGGCATCGCGGATCAATGGCTTGATTGCCAACTTTGGTGCACCACGCCAACCGATAGGCGAAGGCCAACCCGGTATGCAGGGCGGGCAGCAGCAGCCACAGCGCCCCGATTATTCGGAGTTACTGCGTCAGGGTGTACCGTTTGAAAAGGTCAAGCAATTAGCCGACGCAGAGAATTTAGGGCGCGCAAAAGTGGCGCGCACCAGCGAGATCGAAGGGCTAAACGGCTCCAAAATGCTGCAAGGTTTTGATGAGTACGGCGAAAGAGTCGGCCAAGGTTCGGCGGGCTACGTAGCACCGCAACTCATCAACCAAGGCGACCGGCAGACCTTTGCCAAGCCCATGATCGGGCAATCGTTCCCGATGAATATGTCGGCATCAGAGCGCGATTCGTCGGCGCGTGGCTGGGCTGCTAACTCGCTTGCGCGTGCAAAGTTTGATTTGGACAAGTCGGGCG